AGGTCGTCGATCGACAGGTCGAATGCTGTTGTTCCTGAAGTAGCCATGTCTTACTTCTTGCAGCCCTTTTTGGCCATGCCGCCCTTGCGGTACTTACTTACACAGCCGCCTTTCTTCATCTTTTTAACGCCCATGCAAGCACCACCGCCACGGTTAGCCTTGCCCATGCCACGTCCCATCATGATCTACTCCTTAGCTCTTGCTAACTTCGAGAATGATTGAATAAGTGTCGCCAGCGGTATGCCCACGAGTTGTGAATGCAATGTCGCCAGTTACACCCGTACCTGCATTATTCTGGATGCCGCCAAAGCAGCGGAAATCCATATGATCCGTCATGCCTGCCGGAGCGGTAAACGCCAGAACATTCGCGGTTGCGTCAAACAGGATGTCCACCGACATGCCGTCTGTGGAGTACCAGCACTGCGTGATTTTGACCTTGGACGGAGCGCCGAACAGGGTAGATACGTCTACCTTGACCACGGCGGATTCGCCGTCACCGCCGCTGACGTTGGTGAACTTCAGGACCGAGGTTTTCGGACCATCGACCAGAACCTGCGTGGTTACTGTATCTGCTGCCATTTTTAATCCTCTTTCAAAGACCCCGAAGGGCTACAAATAAAGGCCAATGGCCGATTAGGTCAATGCGGTAGTGGTGATTTTCAACCAGCTAGAACCGTCACTAACAACCAGTGCAAACTCGTCGTCGCCTACGCCATTGTCAGAAATAACATAGATCTTGCCGGTGCTAGAAGCAGCTGCCGGAAGAGAACCAGTTACAGTGGAAGTCGGGGTAAGAACACCGGCAACATTGCCAGTTACGTCGCCAGTTACAGCGCCTACGAAGCCAGCCGTAGAAGTAACTGGGCCGCTGAAAGTCGTGCTCGCCATGAGATTTTCTCCGTGTTTGCAGCACTAACCACGTCATCTCTGCAAAAGTCCGCTGGGTCGGTTGACGTGGCTGGATGTCCCAGAACCTACAGGGATTTATACGCTTCTGGGAGGGAGGCGTCAAGCAGCCTTCCATACCCACTTTTTCTTGCCACAGTCATAAATACGGCGGCCTCCTAAGAGGAATGTCAGGTCCCTTTCGGTGCGTGGATCTGTGTCTGGGTCAAAGTCAACTTCCACGCCGATTTCACGTGCTCGTAGGGGGATGCTTCGACGCTGCCAAGCAGGCTTATTCAAGAGCCCTAATTTAGGGTGCCATACCTGATAGTCAGGCTTGGTCTCCTCTACACAAGTAAACCCCAGTTTTTCATACATGCCGCCTTCAAAATAGCGATTGTCGGAGAAGGATTTCACTTCACGTGGGCGTTTATCCTGCAAAAAGGCTTTGAATAAGCGAGAAGCTCCTCCGGCCACGTTTATCCGTGTGGCATACCGAGTCAGCGTCCAAACCCTACGCCGATTAGCTCCCCGGTCATTGGCGCCCTCGGTGAAGCGCATGCACGCCACCAATTTATCATTCCAGTACAGGCCATAATGCGCCCCTCTGCCTGCCCCGCCTTGCGGGTGGTAGCGATCGTAAAAATCCGCTGCTTCGCGATGCTCCACTGGTCTCAGCGTGCACTTACGCGCCATGACGCGCCCCCGAGATGCCCCGACAGCGTTTCTCAAGAGCCTGCGTAACGCATAGTTTCGCTGTTTCCACTCCGTCTCAAACACCGTAATCAGGCGGATTCCCTTGTCTTGGCAAGCCTTGTACTTGTTGTAGTGATCCATCGAATGCAAAGCTTCATGGTCTAGGTCGCCCGAGGAATGCCAATATTCCCCGCAGTATTCAATAGCCAGCGCCTTTTCAGGCAGCAGCACATCCAGTTCTTTAGGGGCTATCTGCGTCCGATCACGTTGCACCACTGGAGTGAAAAGAGCTAACCCCTCCGCAATTGCCTGCTCTGGGGCGGATTTCATGTGATTACAGCGGGGGCAGGGGTTTTGTTTGTTGTTGAGGTGGTTGTCTGGGGTCTGTTTGATCACGGTGTCATGCAAGGTGCACCGGAAGGTAAAGTGCACTTTTGCACCTACATAGACACTTTCGCTGTAATCAAATGCCTCTCCCCACACTGCTTTTGCCTGCTCAAAAAAGACCTTGGGATCTTTCGGCTGCATGGTAGGGTTCTTTTCATTAGAACAGGTAGGACAGCCTTTGCCTTGTATGTGGTTTGTCGGAGACTGCAAGAAATCCCCGTGCTTAGGGCATGTAATGGCCACATGAGCGTGCGCATTTTTGTAGTCCACATGCTCATAGCTGTATTTCCCGCCATGCTTTTCTGTTGCAGCAGCAACAAAGGTTTCCAGATCTTTGTAGGCCCTTTTCCGATTTGTGGTGGGTTTGTGTTGGTTGTAGGCGTCTTCTCTGGCACAGGTCTTGCACTTCCCGATGCTCGTAAAACGCTGATCAATATGTCCTCTCACGCAAGGCTTCCCTGTGAAGTAGTGCGTTAGGCCCTGTGCTTTTGCTTCCGAACGAGAAACTAGCGTAAAAGAGGCTTTTGTCATACAGATTGTCCTGCTTGGTAGCTAAGATAACCTGTATGATATGAGGATAATCTGTATGATGCAAGTCCGTAGGGCAAATAAAAAGCCCCTCCGAAGAGGGGCTTCAAATCAACGTATGTAGTTGATTTTATTACGCAGCACCCGGCGAACCGAAGATGCCACGCGGATCAGACCAGCCGAAGCTATAGCGCTCGCGGGCCTTGTAGCGGACATTACCGGTTTCAAAGTCGCCTTCCATGCCAGTCTTGATAGCAACACGCTGGAACATCTTCAGGCCGTTCGGGGCATCAGTCTTGATGAAAAATGCGTCCGGATCGGTCAGGTAATGGTTTACAGAGTAACCCTGCGGAACCATACCCATGTTCTTGATAGCGTTGATGTCGTTATCAGCGGTACCAACACGAAGAGTGGACTTCATGATGCGGTCAGCGGTGAACTGAAGTTCCTTCGGAATGATCAGCTTCATGCCGCGAACAGCGATCTTCAGGCCACGTTCGTCGGTAAACGCCGCGATGTCAATCAGGGCCTGTTCCAGCGAGGTTTCGCTGAGGTCAGCTGCGGTTGACAGTTCGTTGCGCAGGCTCGCACCAGACAGGGTCGGGTGGTCAGTAGCACACAGTTCCTTGCCATCACCGCCGAGGTAGCTAGAGCTGAACGCATTGTTCAGGACAGAAGCTGCCTTGATCTGCTTGGTGACCGCCATGGAGCGTGCCAGAGCCTTGGTGTAACGGGAAGCCAGCTTGTCGTACAGGTTGTCTTCGATTGCCTCTTCCGTCAGCGCGAACGCCAAAGCGATCGTTTCGTGGCTGTAACGTGAGGTGTAAACTTCCTGTGCGTCGTCATAGGTGACGCTTGCGCCTTCACCCTTGGTTGCGGCTTCGCCGAAACCAGACAACATGACTTCTTCCTCAAAAGCACGATCGGAATTCTCAACAGAGAAGATCTCAGCGTGCTCATTTTCGTAGTTGCTGTATTCCAGACCGAACAAGGCGTTCAGGCCCGGTTCCAGCTCTTTTACGAGTTGTGCGCGGTTAATAGCCATTGTTCAGCTCCTTAGATTGCAGCGCCAGCAGCCGGGTTAAGGGCATGCTTGTAAATGGTCACTTCTACTTCAGCGAATTCGCCCCATGCGTTGCCCGGCTTCTTAGAGAGGGCAATTACACGGAAGAAATCGTCAGTTGAAGCGTCTTCATCGACCTGCTGTGCAGAACGACCGGTGCTGGTAGAACCAGAATCGGTGTTGTCCAGATCCACCAGTGCGCCTACCAGAGTAGAAGCCGGGGTACCTGAGCACTGTGCAGCGAACACGATGTTCGGATCGTCATATACGAAAGCAACTGCGTCGCCGTCACCCAGAGTAGTCTGAGCAGCAGGCCAGTACTTGCTGTATACGATTTCACCCTGTTCATTGGTGTAGCGGCAGCCGCCGAATACGCCCAAGAAGGATGCAGAATCATCGTCACCCACGTCGATGTAACCGGTTGCCAGCAATTCAACAACGTCGCCGCTGAAGATTGCAGTAGCAGAATCGGTTGCAATCGGGTACTCATTCATACGAATGGTACCGCCGGTGAGGTGACGAACCGGAGTAAACCCACGCGGGTTATCTACGTTAGCCATGGTAAGTCTCCATCAAGTTAAAAAGCAAAAGCCATAAAACGGCCTCTTTGGCTTAGTCTTCAGACTGGGTCTTAGGACCGCCGAAAGAAACATTCGAGCGACGGGACGGGCTTTGAATTCGCATGCTGGAATGAGCATTTGATTTCATCAACTCGTTGTCGACCGACTGCAGCTGGTCTCGGGTGCGCGAACGATAATAATCATTACGTTCATCCGCCGTTTCTTCAGGAATACGAGCTAGAACCAGACCACCCACACTGATAACACCAGCGTGACGACCATCGTCTACTGTCGGAGCCACGAAATCAGGATGCTCATCGGCACGAACAAGTTCGTAACCTTCACGAAGCTTCCCAGCCATGTTGATACGGTCTTCTTGACCGCCAACTTCTGCGCGGATCCAACGATGCTTGTACCCCGGAGGAGCCGGAGGTGCATCCAAGCGTGAAGG